AAAGTGGCCAAATATATTATCCAGAGGACGAGAAATTTGCTGAAGAAGTCATTGAAGAATGCGCAGCTTTCCCTCATGGAGCTCACGATGACTATGTCGACAGTACCACACAAGCCGTGTTAAGATACCGACAAGGAAACTTCATTGAGTTATTAAATGACCATGAAGAAGAATTATATAACGTTCCAAAGGAGTACAAATATTATGGGTAAGCTGACAATAGAACAAGCTAAAAAATTTATGGAAGCAGCTAAAAATGCTGAGACAAATCCAATTGATGATAAGTTTTATCCTGAAAGTAAAATTACTACAGCAGATAAAATTGATACAGGTGAACCAAAAAATTTACCTTCTAAAAAGAAGATGCCTGGAATTAAACAAAAAATTAAAACGCTTATTAAAAAAACTCAAGACTTTTCTGATAAAACAAATCAATATTTTGGTATTGGTGGTAATAAGGAAGATATCAAAAGAAGAAACAGTGGATCTAAAAAAGCTGAAAAGAAAAAAATGCCTAAAGCTAGAGATATGGCAATGGGTAATAAGAACATTGTTTACTTGGGAGACCCATACATGGTCGATGGTAAAATGTATGACCCTGTTAAAGAACATCCAGAAGATTATATAAGACCTAAAGATGCTAAAACTTATAGTAGTGGTGGCGAGATCAATGTCGGTAAAGGCGGAGACTACATTAAAGATTTAATTGACTAATGACTGCTTTAGAAGATTCTTTAAAACAGTTCAATCAAAAAGAGGATAAACAACAAAACACCTCTGATGTTCCTGTTCAGAAAAAAGAATCTTACGAACGATATGACCCCTCTGCAACAGCAGGCATTCTTGGTTTAACCGCAGCTGGTCTCGGAGCCGTGGCTCTTAGAAACCCTATCGGAAGAGCCTTGAGTAAAACATTCAGTTTCAAATTACCCAAGCTCCCCGCTTCAGCGACCAGTAAACAATCTGATGAAGTAAGTCAGATAGTTAGATCTGCACCTAACAAGACTGAACGAGGTAAAGAACTTATTACTCAAGAAGAAGCTAAAAAAGTTTTAAGTGAGGTTGAGCTAGCAAATCTTAGATCTAAAGAATTACAAAAAATGGTTTATCAAAACCCATTGAGTTATGGTGGTAACAAAAAAGATGGTATGGGTTCGGCTTTATGGGACTATATTGCTTTAGGTAAAGGTCGAAGTGCTAAGCCTAGAAAAGCACAAGATTGGATTGATGAGTTAACTTCAACAGCTCCAGGAAGACATACAAGTGGTAATCCTGATTTTGCAAAAATAAACCAATCCGTTAAAAGAGATGAACTATGGGATTCTAACTTATTACAAATAGACAAAGATGGAAGAGTAGTTGGAGGCTTTTTAAAATATGCAAAAGACAAAAACCTAGAGTTATCTAAAGAAGAATTATTATATGTAATTAATAAATCACCTATTAACCAACTTCAAACTAAAAGACATTCAACTACACCTGGATTTGCAGAACAAGCAGATTCTTTAGGCAGTCAATTAAAAAATGCTGCAGAAGGATTAAGAAGTAAAATCTTAGCCCAACAAGGAGCATTAGATGAAGCTGCAAAAGCACGTGTTGGTGAGGATTTAGTAAAACTAGATAGAATGAGAAAAGTTATAAATGAAAAGATAATCATGAATGATAGATTAGTCAGAAAGGGTTATGGCGGTAGTGATGAAGCTCCAACTCTTGAAACTTATGACGATCAACTTGAAGTTCTTGGTGAAATTAAAAATAGATTAACCAATGCAGGTATTACAATTGGCGATGACTTTAACGTAGGATTACAAAGAGCAACCGATACCAATAAAACGCTTCAGAGAGGATATGATTTTTTTCTACAATCTAACCCTACTCCAAGATATGGAAACTATAATGATTACAGAGTTGGAGGTGGATTAAGTTATCACGAAGACGTTGTTTACTATCCAGGAAAACTACCTTTTAATCTGAGAATACCAGGTGACTATAATAAGCACTATTCAGATTTAGCAAATCAAATTTATCACACACGATATCAAATGCGACAAGGTTTAAATCCAAATCAAAAAATTATTGCGATTGATGAAATACAATCAGACTATCATCAAAAATTAAATAAGGTTGATCCTAAAAGATTAAACGTCGTAAACCCATTTGGTAGTGAGGTAGAATTTTTTTCTGCAAATAGAAAAATGAAAAAGAAATTAGATGAGATGAATGCTATTGCTAAAAAAGGTAGAACTATGACTGAAGCAGATAGAAAGAATTTTTATAATCTTAGAGAAGACTTTTATGAAATTAAAAAGAATACACTTAACATGGCTAACATGGTTGAGAGAACATTAGAAAATGCTTCAGGTAAAGTTCCATACATGCCTTTGTATGGTAAAGAAAATTGGGGAGCACATGCTATTAAAAATACAATTAAGGAAGCGATTAAAAAAGGAGACGCGGATTGGGTAGTCATTAATCCTGTTGAACAACTACACCATAGAAAACGAACTCGATATATGGGTGACATGGAGTTTTATGGCAACAGTTCAGGTAAAGCAGGTTTTAAAAATTATGGAAAAAAAGATAATGTTGTAAAAAGAAATGCAGAAGATAATGATGACATTCCAATTGAAGGAAATACAGATCCAAATAAGATTGCAACAATTCCAGCCATTATGAGAAAATTAGCTAAGCAATATAATTCAGAAGCTAAAACTATTGAGGTTGCAAAATCTGATGTAAACAAACCTTTTAAAGTTGTCAAACGTAATTGGGATGATGAAAAAGATTTTAATCGAAAATATCCTAAACAATGGGGCTTTTCAAAAGATGATGCAACTGAACACGTAGGTGCTTTTAAAAGTAGAGATGAAGCTGAAGCTTATGCTAAATTTCATGGGGGAACTGTTGAGTTTATTGAACAAGGAGATCCTAGATTATACTACAAAGCATTTGGGATTAGAATCTCACAAGACATGAAAAGTAAGCCTTTCAAAGCCTACAACACGGGTGGTCTAGTCGTAAATATATTTGCGTGATATTATAAATCTGTTATAACAAATAGGAGATAATTATCATGGCAAGCAAAAAACTTAAAAAAGCAATCATGGCTGGTTTAGCTGGAGCTGCTGCTGCTAGAATGATGGGTGGCAAAGGCACTTATCAAGACGACATTATGAGAGGTGGCTCAGGAGTTAAACAAGGTAAAATCAGCATGGGTCAAAAAGCAAAAAACATTGCTGAAAAAGTTCTTAATATGGGTCCTGGACCTAATGCAACATCTCAAAAAGGTGGAACATTAGCTGGAGACTATGGAGATGCTTTTAGTGATGCGTTTGGATTACCAAAAGGCGCTAAAGCAGGTAAAATGATCAAAGCTAGAGGCGGAAAGATGGTTAATTTAAAACCAACTAAACTATACTAATGGCTGAAATAGAGAAACAAAATGAACTTCCTGAAGAAGAAGTTGAAACAGAAGAAGTTGACGTAGAAGTTGAGGGTGAAGAAGAACTTCCTGAACAGGAAACACCTGAAGAAGATTTTTACAGAAACCTAGCTGAAGAGATGGACGACCGAGTTCTTGGTCGAATGTCTGCACAACTTGTTCAGGATTACAAACGAGATAAAGTTTCAAGATCGGATTGGGAGCAGGCTTACACACAAGGTTTAGATTTACTTGGATTCAAGTATGTTTTAAACACTAGACCATTTCAAGGTGCAAGTGGTGTTACCCATCCGCTCTTATCAGAAGCTGTAACACAATTCCAAGCACAAGCTTATAAAGAATTATTACCAAGTGATGGTCCTGTAAGAACTACAGTGATTGGTGCACAAACAAAAGAAGTTGAAGATCAAGCAACTAGAGTAAAAGATTTCATGAACTATATGTTGATGGAAGAAATGGAAGAGTACACACCAGACACAGATCAATTGTTATTTTATTTACCACTTGCAGGATCTGCATTTAAAAAAATTTACTACGATGAAATTAAACAAAGAGCAGTTGCTAAATTTGTACCTGCTGAAGATTTAATCGTTCCATACTATGCAACCGATTTAAAAGATTGTGAAAGAATTACACATCTTGTTAAGATGTCAGAGAATGATGTTCTTAAACAACAGAAAGCAGGATTCTATAGAGATGTAGAACTTGTTCCAAAACAAGCAGAGAAAAGTCCAATACAAGATAAATTAAATGAATTGGAAGGTGTTAAGCCTGCTGGAGAAAAAGAATATCAATATAATATTTTAGAAATGCATATTGATTTAAACTTGAATGAGTTTGAAAAAGAAAATGCTGAAAAAGAAGTAAAACTTCCTTATGTAGTTTCAATAGATGAGGGTTCAGGAGAGATCTTATCTATTTATAGAAACTATAATCAAGATGATGACACTTACACAAGAAAAGAATACTTCGTACATTACAAATTTTTACCTGGTCTAGGTTTCTATGGCTTTGGTTTAATACATATGATCGGTGGATTATCTAGATCTGCTACTCAAGCATTAAGACAATTGCTTGATGCAGGTACTTTAGCGAACTTACCTGCTGGATTTAAGTCCAGAGGTATAAGAATTCGTGATGATGATCAACCTTTTCAACCTGGAGAGTTCAGAGATGTGGATGCACCTGGCGGAAATATCAAAGATCAGTTCCAAATTTTACCTTTTAAAGAGCCAAGTGGTACATTATTCCAACTTTTAGGCTTTGTAGTACAAGCAGGACAGCGTTTTGCATCAATTGCTGACATGCAAATGGGTGAAGATGCACAAAATAGAGCTGTTGGAACTACAATTGCGTTGTTAGAACGTGGTTCGAGGGTCATGAGTGCTATTCACAAGCGATGTTACTACGCTATGAGACAAGAATTTAGACTTTTAGCGAATGTTTTTGCAGATTACCTACCTCCTGTGTACCCATATGCGGTTACAAACGCAGATCGGTTCGTAAAATTACAAGATTTTGATGAAAGAGTGGATGTAATACCTGTTGCAGATCCAAATATCATGAGTATGGCGCAAAGAGTGACGTTAGCGAATGAAAATTTAAAGATTGCAGCGTCAAATCCACAAATGCACAATCTAAGAGAAGCTTACAGAAGAGTTTATGAAGCTTTAGGTACAAAAAACATTGATGCCTTACTAAAACCAGAGCAACAACCAATGCCTGAAGATCCTGCAACTGAAAATGCTAAAGCATTACAGATGCAAATGCTAAAAGCGTTTCCTCAACAAGATCATCAGTCCCATATTGCAGCTCACAGAGCATTTATGGCTACAAGAATGGTTCAAATTAATCCAATGGTCTATGCATTACTTCAAGGACACATATCTGACCACATTGCACTACAAGCTCATGGTGAAATTGGTGACATGGTACAAAATTCACCTGAAATGCAACAACAAGCACAAGCAGATCCAGATGGATTTAAAGTTTTATTTGATTCTTTAGTTGCAAAAAGAGTTGCAGAGATCACAACTCAATTAGCACAAGAAGAAGCTGGAGGTCAAAAACCAGATCCGTTAGTTGCATTAAAACAGAGAGAATTAGATTTAAGAGCTATGGATATGCAAAGAAAAGCTCAAGAAAATATGATGGATCAAGAAAGAAAAGCTATGGAGTTTGAAGATCGTCTAGATCTTGATAAAATGAAGTTAGAATCTGCAGAAGATCAAGCTGAAGAAAGAATAAGGATTGCAGAAGAGAAGATTGATTTGAATAGGGAGAAGCAGAGTGAAAGTAAACGGCAAAAAGGTTAGAAAGTTTAAAGGCGGTGGTGCTGACATGGGTGATCCAGGTCGAGCTCAAGAAAGAGCCGATCGTGGATATGGAAGTACAGCAGGTGTTGATCGTTCTAAAGTAAGTGCTGGACAAGAGGCGTCTCATCAAAAATCAATTGCATCAGCAAAAGCTTCTAATCAACAAACGACAACTCCTACTAAAACAGGATTTAATATAAATCCTATTACTACAGGTTTAAACTTAGTTGGATCTTTAACAGCAAAAATACCTGGAGTAGGTTTTGGTCTTGAATTAGGTAAAAAAGCAGTGCAGGGTGTTCAAAAAGCAACAAGAACACAAACTGTTAAAGGTGAAACAATTTTTGGTAATACACAACCAGGCAGTAAAGGAATGCCTATAACAAGAGACTACTATCGAACTGCAGGTAAAACTTTAGATGTAATGAGTCCAGAAGGAACTCAGTATATGAAAGATGCTGGTTTTTTAAAAGGACCTAAATTAAATACAGATATCCGAGGTGGAGGAACACAACCACAACAATTATGTCCAGATGGAACTAGACCTCCTTGTAAATTACCAACTACACAAATTAAAAATCCTGTATCAACTCCAAACCCATTTTTAAGTGGTTTTAAAGCGTATGATGATGGTGGAGAAGTTATTATTTCAGCAAATGTAGATAAGGATTTATTATGATCAAAAATAAAAGATTAACAAAAACTACACCACCTAAAAGTGGTCCTAACTCACAAGTTCCACCTGTTAAACTAAATATGGGTGGCGATGCATGTTGTAGTGAATGTGTAGATGTGAGAGGAACAAAAAGTATTCAAGTAAAAGGATTTAATTTTAGAGGTGTAAGATGATATTTAAGAAAATTGCAAGATGGATTTGGTGTTTATTTTTTCCACCAATCATTTATAAACAAAAAGAAATTATCAAAGACCCTTGTTGGAAACATGAAAAATTTAAAAAGGGCTGTCCAATTTGTAGGAACTTAAATGCCGAGTAGCACTGCAAAAAAAGTTTTAGCTAACAATCCTCAAAAGCAAGAGAGATTTGATAAGTTAATGGCATCTGAGTATGATCCAACTATGTCAATGGATTCTAATATAAGTATGATTTTAAGAATGCTTAGAGATGAAGATATGGGACCTAAATCAATACCTGGTAATTCTACAGGGGGTGAAATAGAAATAAAAAAAGGTGGAGATTACATAAAAGATCTGTTATAAATTTTTATGTTTGACGAGCTCTCTAAAAGAGATCAACTATTAATATTATCTGGTATCTTTGAAGGTGAAGGTTGGTTTGGAATCAACAAAAGAAAACATGGTTGGACTCCATCGGCCGCTATGGAAATTCAAATGACAGATGAAGATATTTTACAAAAATTTCAAACATATTTAGAAGTAAATAAAAACGTAGTAAAAAGAAATAGAAAAATTAAAAAACACCATAAAACTGTTTATAGATTTTCTATCAGAGGCTACCGTGCTTTACACTTTATGGAAGAGATGTTACCTTATTTAGGTAAAAGAAGACAAAAACAATATTATGATGTGGTTAAAATTATTGGGGATGGGC